GACCCTGGTCCGCAGGCGGACATGCTTCAACTTTCATTTGTCATTTCCATATGAGGAACGGCCTAGGGACTTATACCTAAGAAGCCCTATCCAAGGATCCAGATCCGGGGTAGCCATTGGCTTACGGTGCAAGTGGGCTATAGTGTTTTCCTTCTCGCTCACCCCTCTCAGGTGAGCATTTGTAGTAGTTTCCGTGAGCTTGAACTCGAAGGGAAAAGAGGGCAGGATAGTGCGGGTGCCATTCCATCAGCCGTGGGTGATGGGTATGGTTCCTATACAGTTCTCGCTACACTCTAATCTCGGGGTCCGCCACACACTTTCGCTACCACAATTAGGATATCGACCTAATACCACCATTCCCTTCGCGACTACGCCTTCTCATCGTTTCCTTGTCGAACACCTTCGGTGCACCGGCTCCACTCATACGCATCAGAACCCTGATCGCGTCCACACATCCGTGCATCCTCCCAGAGGGGTCTCAGCGTTCTCAACTTCCCTGCGCTCTCGGGTATTTTTTCCAGTAATAGGACCGAGGGAAAAGACCCTCAGCATTACTGCTCTTGATATCCGGGGCGTAGAAGTAACGCGGCTTCGAAAATTCCCATGCACGGACGGTAACGAGCCCGGGCTGCTCATCCACCCATTCCGAAGGAGAGTCATCAAGTATCCAAGGACAACTCTTCTTTATTCTTTCCAGAACAGGTTTCATCCACAGTCTTTTCCATTCAGGGGGGCCTACCTTAACGACGACAGGCAGATGCTTGGGCTCATAGAGAAGCCCATCCTCGTCGTAGACCTTCCTCCTGTCCGGGACCATTTTCCGTTTTAAAGGTTCCGCACATTTCCCACGCCAGGACTCACAAAGAGCTTTCGTAAACACGCCTTCGAGAGCTCTGATCCGTTTTTCAAGAACTGGCTCACTTTCTTTAAGTGGGGGGCCGTACTCGAATGGTAAGGAACGGTCGTTACCAGATGTAACAACAGTCCAATTCCTCCATCCTTGTACTAAACCCTGCCTAAACCAATTCTTCCGGAGGAGAAAATGTCTCCATCTTCTCGGGATCTCACTCGCGGCTGGACGGTTTCGCTCAAACAACCTCCGAATTTTCTTTGTCGTCAGCAGCCAAGTAGCGGTGGTGTATTTCAACTGGTCTGCAAGTTCGAACACGCAGCTAGCCATCGACCCTTCGGAATCTTTCCAATCGTCAGAACCGAGAAAGCCAAAAGAATGCTTTCTAATGAGGGCACGTGAGTGCCTGTCAAAATACTGACTATTCAATTCGCAAAATCGATCCGATTTCATGGTCTTATCCCTATTGATCTCAAAACCAACCGCTGCCGTCGCTCGCAGCCACTCGTTATACATCTCCTCGTTGCCGGCGAACAGGCAGTCGTCACCATTGACAAGACAGGGACGATAATAGGGACCACAGTTATAGACCTTTTGTCTAGCGATGTCAATACAAACTTTGTTCAGAATGCAAAGGACAACGAAGCTCAAAAGGTTCCCCATCATCGAACCCCGCACGACAGGCACCTGCTCGCCTCCTAATTCCTCGGCTACCGAAACTCGGTGGTAGCTATCACTCAACACCTCTTTCTCTCTCACTGGCAAGGCCTCACAGAGCACATCCACGACTATATTGACAGCGTCCTGATTCAAGTTATCAGTCGATGCTGTGTAGTCACCAGAAATCAAGACTTCTCCGGGTCTAAGATCGTCACACACTCGGTTAAAGTGCTCTTCGGTGACGTCTCCTCTCACCAGCCAGGTATACGCAGAAAGCCTCCGATACGCTGAGGTATGCACGGGACGAAGAATTCGCTTGACGCGAGCCCCCTGCATAGTGACAACCCTCAGTTTCCCTTTAGTCTTCGCTGCACCCAGCCGACAAGGCCCCGCAAGCCTCTCTTCCTTTGCTACCGCATCTCCTTCAAACCATCGTCCGACACTCATGGTGCCGCCAAACATGCTCTTCATTTCGAGACAACCCTGCTGGTCAGGGACGAGATAAGAGTCGTCCAACCTTTCCTTATACCAACGTGTTCCCATCAACTCTCTGGCTCTTGAACGGATATCCGCCAAAACACGGGAATCCGTCATCCTGGGCTCCCCAGTCGCCTTTCTTAGCCACATTCGCTTGGCGTCTCTTTTAGCAGCACCGTCGCACTTTTTGCACGGCTCGTCAAAAAGAGTCTTACAACCCTTAATGGCCGATTTCAAGGTCAAACTCCTTACGGAATCCTTCCTTTTGTCAGTACAACGGCTACACCAAGCCTTCCACTCCCTTTCCAAACCCTTGCAGTCTGTAGCACTAGTATTGAAAGGCTGGCGAACCAGCCCCTCTTTACAAAGCACCTCGACTGCGAGCGTCAAGTTCCGCCTACAACGCACAACACGGCCACAAAAAGTTGGCTT